AAAAAAACGTGGCGAGATTTATCTCGCCACGTCTTGCCTCTCGGATAGTTATGATTGAGAGTTCTTAAATTTAATTGAGTTTAACAATCTCGCTTGACGTTCCTCTAGTCTTTTTCTTCGCCAATCGCTGATCGTTGCCCAAATGCCCAGAGTTAAACAAACTAGGATAATTAATAGAATATCTTTATTAAACAGAAATTCCATTTTCTTCCTCGCTTGGTTCTTTAACTTCGTACATCACACCAAAACCATTAAATAACTGATAAGATACATTTTCTTTATCATCATTAAGAGTTTCAAGTGATACTTGGTATTTACTTGCCTCATCTAAACTCGTTGCCCATTTCTCAACTCGGTAATCAGCTTTCATACTACCGAATTGACTTCTTCTAACAACAAGTATTACTTTATTGTCTTTAGTCATTTTCTACCTCGCCTATTGTATTTAAGATTGTAGTTTTTGCTTTATCAACTAATAATCTTAAAGGGTTTGTTGCTTGTCGCCATTTATTTCCATTGGCATTGGGTTCAGCATTTATATCCCAATAAAAGAAAACGTCATTACCTTTAATGACTTGATGTTTTCCTTTGATGTCAGTATTTGGTTTAGTCCAAGTACCTTTACGATCAATTATTTTACCATACTTCTTTGCATAGTATCTAATTTCAAAAGTGTCATTACTTGACAAACTTTCTAATTGACTTTTTATTTCTTGTGCTTTTTTCATAACGTATCCTTTCTTTTATGTATGGGATAATATCATAATGAATAATGATGTCAATACTTAAAAAATAAAAATTTGTTTTTTTTAGGGTGGGTGGGCCCGTAGGACACAAGCAATACAACTTGTGCGTGTAGCGATTTCTCGCTACACGTTTTTAATATTTATTAACTTGCTATTTGTTTTATTTTAGATGTATCAACAACCCAAGTTATACCTATTTTCTTCGTGCAACTATCTAATGCTTTTGCAATAGCTTGGTCGTCGCCATTTTCATAGACTATGTCCATAGCTTTCTGCTTTACTGCCTCTAGTTGTGCAAGTTGTTCGCCTTCAGGTCTTCGTCTTAACTCTCTATCTACAAGCGACTTCGCCCACTCTCTTAATTGTTCTTCACAATCTTTCAGAGATATTTCCTCACTTCTCATATCGTAAGTCAGCGTTTTCTTTTCGTCTTGCTTGGCTTTTTTAGTAAAGAAAGTCTTGGCATCTTGTCTTGCTTTCTTCATCTGTTCTTCTGCCTTTTTAAATGCGTCCATTATTTTATCTGCACCCATTTTCTTGGCTAACTTACCAACTATTCTTTTAGTTGCGTCAGTTTTAAACTGCTTGACTAAAAGTTCCTGTTCCTCAATTAAAGGATTAAAGTGTCGTCTTATTTTGCTTTCATAATGTTCCACTTTATACTTTGGCATATTACTCATATTATCCTTTCTGTTATTTATGGGAATATATATTAGTTAAAATAATTGTCAAATCTTTTTTATTTTGGATCTAAAAACCCAAAATGAACACTTTTTTATTTTTTTTATTGGTGGGTGGGCCCGTAGTTCACAAGCGTCTTTATTGGTGGGTGGGCCCGTAGGTCACAAGCAAATTCAACCTGTGCGCGAATCGTGAATAATAATAAAAATAATTATTGACCTTTATTTTAAATAGTATATATTCCCATATATGAGCAAGAACTTAAAAACATCTGAAATAGAACTTCAGGCCATAATAGAAGATTTTTTTCTAAATAAAAAAAAGAAAAAAGATAACTCTAAAAATGGAGATGTGTTTTTAAATTGTCGTTCTTGTAAAACAATAATAACTAATGATCATCGCAGTTTTAAAGATACTAGATACTGCGCTGATTGTTTATAACATAGGAGATAGTTATGGGACTAGATCAAACTGCCAAGCTACAAAATAGAAGAGTAGATTGGAAGAAATATTACTCTCAAGATAGAAAAGAGAGTGAAAAAGAACAAGCCGGTGTTTTTCAATGGAGAAAACACGCAAGACTTCAAGTCTTTATGGCTCGTGAATATGCAAAGCAAAATCCTAAAGAAGATACTAAAGAACATAGTTCTTTGCCAATGAGTGGACTGGGCTTTAATGGTGATGATCATAAAGTAGTCATTACTAAAGATGTCCTGAAGAGATTAGAAGAAGCAGTTAAAAATGATTATTACGATTATTTTGCTTCAGATGGTTTTTTCTGGGGTCAGCAATTTCAAGAAGAGCAAGTTAAAGAATATAAAAAAATGGACTTGCAATTTGTGAAGTGGTGCAAGAAAGCTTTAGAACAAGGAGAAGTTATAGAATATAGTTGTAGCTGGTAAAAGTTACAGGGCTCACTCTTGAGCCCTGGTCTCTGAAGGGTGTACTAATTCCGGACAGCTCAGGGACCTGGGGTCAAGCAGAGACAATCGAACTTGAGCCCTGGTCCGAACATCGCTAGCGCCTTAGTGCAAGGAATTACTGGAGCACTCGGACCTGGGGTCAAGCAGAGACAATCGAACTTGAGAAGCAATTTTCAAGGGGGGTCAAGCTTGGCCAAACTTGACTGGGTAAGTTCGGAGTACAAGCCTTTAAAATGAACTCTAGGTTTTTGTGTGTTTTCCCTCACCTAAAATGCACATAAAAAATTATGAAAACAATAAAATTAAATATCAAGAACGCAAGCTCAGGCCAGATGCTCACGTTGCGCGGAGAGCTGAGAGTAATGGCTTCCAATTGGAAGCGGTTTGGACCTGTTATTGAAGTTCAAGCTGGCAAGCTTAAAGAGCCCAAGCAGACTCACAAGCCACACCTTACGAAGTGGTAAAAAAGGTGGGTGGGCCCGCAAGCTAACAAGCTAGCGAGCAAGCTTCATTTTTTTTTTATTTTTTAGGGTGGGTGGGCCCCAAGCTCACAAGCACAACCTGAAGTTGTATAATACTATATGTTGTGTCAATCACTTTTTACGCGAATCGCGAAAAGAAATAATTTGACAGCGGCCCTTGATTAGGTATTATGGGAAATTATAAGAAAGGATATTATGTCAAAAAAAGAAGCAAAAAAATTAGCAAGCTATTTCGGGTACTGGGACGACTACAATAAGTTTGGAGATGGTATAGATCACGGAGAAATAAATTTTTATGGTGATAAATTAAAATCAACCAGAGAAATATTTGAAGGCAAAGACTGCATAGTCTCTAGAATTACTGACAAGTATGGCGAGACCAGAATATCACAAATAGAATATCCATTAATTTATGCGAAGGATGATAATGCTAAAAAAAGAAGCAATTGAAATAACAGGGGGCCTGAGTAAGCCGTCGAAGATGCCAGGACCAGCTCATAACCTGCCCGCGGCGCGCTGCATAACAGGCGCGAAGCTGGTGAAGGTGCCAGGCTCAGTCTGTGCGGGCTGCTACGCCCTGAAGGGCCGGTATAGGTTTAAGAATGTACAAGACGCGCTCAACCGTAGGTTGAAAGCTCTAGAAGACCCGCGATGGGTGGAAGCAATGGTCACTCTGGTGACTGGCCACAGTCACTTCAGGTGGCACGACTCCGGAGACATCCAGAGCGAAAAACATCTATTAAATATTTTTGAAGTGTGCAAGCGGACGCCGGGGACCAGTCACTGGTTGCCCACGCGCGAAGCGCGATTTCTCAAGGACATTCAACCTGAGGTTGTACCTAAAAATTTAAAAATAGTTTTATCGGATCATATGGTGGACCAGGAGAAGCCGGCCAGCTGGTGGCCCTTCACGTCAGGTGTAACGACGGACGCGGCCCAGATCACTTGCCCGGCCCCTAAGCAGAACAACGAGTGCAAGAGCTGCAGGGCCTGCTGGGATCCCACAGTGAAGAGAGTGGTATATGGTAAACATTAAAAAAAAAATAAAAAAAAATAAGGATCTCAAGCTCTCAAGCGGGCAAGCTGACAAGCGGGAGGGTGGGCCCACGAGCGAGCAAGCNCACAACCTACACGCGAATAACTCAGCGCGGTTCGTGGAGGGAGCTCAAGCTCAGTTAGGGCGCAAGCCNAANAGCGCGCGTTGAATCGCGGCCCAATCGTCCTGAGCTAGGGGCGGCGTATCGCGGTGGTCTTCAAGCAGACCGTGGATCGAGGATGATCCATAAAGTTTTACGGAAGACTTAGAGCCTTCCGCGGCTTGTTCAACCAATATAAAATTACGCTTACTTCTAGTCATATGAAATAGTTTTTGATGGGGGGAAAAGTGTATTTTTTTACCGTGTGCTATCTTAAGTTCACACATAAAAAAACCACAAGAATCGTTATATCCTAAGCAATCTGGAGTGCCGAAGCTACTCCAAGACTCTATTCTAGTCCAAGAAATTTGGGGGGTATTTTTGGACAAAAGCTTCCATAGTTTTGTCTCTCTTTTCATCGTACACCTTGTTATAAACTTCCTTTACAATTAGGCTAGTTCCATCTGGGATAGGGCTCTCGGTAGATGCACCAAGTAATCCTAATATCATTAATAAAGTTTTCATAACTTGCTTTGTACGTTAATGTACGATATAAGTCAACCTATGGGAGTACCAGCAAAACTTAGTGAAAGACAAATTAAATTCGCAGAATTACTAGTGTTTAATGAAGGACGTAAGAGTCCTAGTGAATGTGCGTATGAAGCAGGTTATAAATCTAGACCTAGGCAAGCTGCATCTGAATTAAGAAATCCTAAATACTCACCTTTAGTTGTCAAATATATTGGAGAGTTAAGAGCAGAGATTCAAGAAAAGTATGGTGTAAATTTTGAAAGACATATAACTGAGCTAGCTAGAATCAGAGATGAAGCTCGAGTAAAAGGAGCGTGGTCTGCAGCTACCAATGCTGAAGTTGCTAGAGGTAAAGCAGCAGGACTCTATGTGGACCAGAAATTAATTATGACTGGCAATATAGATAAGCTCTCAGAATCAGAAATAGAATCCAAAATGAAACAGATCCTAGATGATCACAAAAGTTTAATTGAAGGTGTGGTTGTTGAATCTAATGACGAAACGAACAATCAAGATAAATCACAACAAGCATAAGTAATAATACAATTCCTTGGTGAGCATTAAAAATGCCATTCCACGTATTGTATATTTGCCTTAGTTTATCAAACATATTATCCTTTGGTTATTTAATTGATTAGTTTTTGAATATCTTCTCTACATCTGTATTAGCAATATACTCACCTAATTTTTTTAATTCGCTGAGTTTCACCTTATCGCTAATAATACCTTTGTCTATAAGACCTTGTGGGTTAGGTCCTTTAACTGGCGGTATAGCCTTCCACTTGACATTGGGCATATTTTTCACAAGTGTTTTGTTTTTCATTTTACTATCTCTATCTTCTTTATACACCCAGTAGGTATACATTGTAAACCACCTACTTCTAAACCATCACTATCTGTTGAATGAGAACTAAATATCCACATCTTAGTTTTAGTTTTTTTATAAATATAGCCAACATCAACACACGTAGCAACATCGTGATCTAATATTTCATCTTCAGGAATCCAGGCCTCATTACATTGGCAAGGATCAAACCAAGTTACTTTAACGTGTTTAAATTTTTTTTTAGCAGGCATAAATTATTTTAGCATATAAGGGAGATTTTGACCCCTATAAAGTTTTTCAAAAAAACAAAAAGGGTCGCGCGCGCAGAGTACAAAATCTGAATTCATCGTACAACTTTTGATTTTGTGCCACCGTAGAAATGCAAAAAAGCTAGCATTGACGTCATTTGTGCCACCCTGTGCCACCGTAAATGGACCCTCTGGCACAGCTATTAGTCAATAATACCAACACTTCTAAGCCAAAATTACGGTTTGTGCCACTGTGCCACCGACTTTTTTTTGATAGAAAAAAAAAATCAATGCCCCCAAATCTCCACTTATGTTGGCACACTGTGACATATATGTCACACTATTTTCTTTTCTTCTTCTTTTTCTTGTCTTTTTTCTTATTTTTCTTCTTCTTTTTCTTTTTAGCCATTGTGTCTCCTTCCTTCTATAATTTTTACTTCTTGGGGATTACCCTTTTTATTAATATATGATAATGAACCTGTCCATTTTGGGTCTGGTGTAATTAAAGACTTCAACATCTTTTTATAAGACATTGCTTCTTTCTCTGTAGTTTCTCCAGTCTTGTTATCTAATATTTTAAACTTATATTTCATAATATGTCTGGGTTTTACGGCTGCTTCCACGCTAGCTTCCACAGCCAACCCAGAGGGAACTTTAAATTTTAAACGTCAAGGATTGTGGAGTTGATGTTCTTTTTTCACCTTTCATAACCACTCTCCAAGCCAAACTTGAATTCATCTTACCAACCAATCGACTCTCTTGCAATTCCATTTTTTTAATTTCTTGTAGAGTACCATCTTGCATCTCAATGAATACTTGACAATCTGAGATGGCTGTTCCTTTGTTTCCGTCCGTAAATTTACCTAAATACATTTGAATATCTCTTAATCTCATTAGTGTATGGTCCTTTTAAGTTTTGTAGATATAATTTTTACTAATTCATACCATTTTTTTTTCCACATTTCTCTCACTTCACCACCTGTTTTGTTGTATGCGTTTGCTATATTATTTAATCTTCTCATATCACTTTTTATGTTCATTTTTTTCTCCTGTAAGTTTTTACGAAATAATTCTAACCATTGATTATATACATTAGGTGTATAGACTTTTTTATTTTTTTTCAAAATCTTCCTCCTTTATGTTAACTTTAGTTTCTTTTTGCATTTCATAATATTCAGTTACTTTCTTTAGAAAGTTATGTTTAGCTTCTCTGAATTCTGGTCCTTGAATAATGAATTCTTGATAATAATTATCTTTACTGCACATCATAATGACAGCTTTACTAATAGTTGTTTTATATACATAGTCGTGGGCCATTCCATAAGCACTTAATTGCATAAAATAATCTTCAATCCATTCTCTTTTCTTTGGTTTATTAGTTTGTTTAAAATCTACAATAGCGTCTTCTCCTTTATGAACACCGACTAAATCAGTTTGTCCTGCGTATAGGCCCGGATAATATAAAGTAACTTCTGATCCATAATATTCAGTCATATTACATAACCCGCGCTCAATGACTTGTTTAGCCATATTATGTGCTTGAAGTCCATTCTCCGTTAGGTCTAAATAACCATCCTCGATAATGTACTTCTCTAATATTTTGTGCATTGCTGTGCCTCTAGCAGCGCTCTCATCCACGATCCGCGTTGCATTGGCCTCACCCATCCTTTCTCTCCACTTTCGCAGCGATTCGCGCTTCTCGGCCGACTGAGTCTTATCTAGAATCGTCGTGACGCTAGGCAATTTCCATTGTCCTTCATTAATATCATAATGACGAAGACCATCGATCTTCTCACGTTTGGTTCTCGGATATTTAAATTTTCTATTTACTTTCATCTTCAAAATATTTAATCATTGTTTCAACACCGCTCACGTGGAACGGATCATTATCTTCACTTAAATTATTCTTTCCAGGTTCAACAAACATTACTTTAACTTCTCCATTATCAATGTAAGCCGAATACCTCCAAGATCTTAAACCGAATCCTTGTTTAGGTTTACTCACTAACATACCCATACCGGCACTAAAAGTTCCTTCTCCATCACCGATCGCTTTAACTTTTTTAATATTTAAATCTTTAAACCAAGAGTTCATTACAAAGGCATCATTAACAGAGACACAATAAACATCGTCTACAAATTTTTTAAGTTGTTCGTACTTACTCTCATAACCCGGAAGTTGTTTAGAAGAACACGTCGGTGTATAAGCGCCCGGTAAAGCAAAGAGAACTATTTTTTTATT